GGCAAGGAATGGGTGCTTATAGTTCGTGGGCAGTTTTTGCACTGACTCACGGACTATTACTCAGCTTCCTAGCGAAGTCTAGGGGTTTATCTAACGGAGTCTTCGACGTCTTAGGAGATGACGTAATCATCAGGTCAGATAGCTTAGCCTTTGGCTACCTGTCTACCCTGAAGGGATTAGCTATACCAGTGTCCCTCTCAAAAACTATGCATAGTTCAACAACTATGGAGTTTGCCAAGAGGTGATTTCACAAAGGTATAGAAATCACTCCATTTCCACTGGGAAGTCTTACTGAATCTACGAAGTCAATATTTGCACTTCGGGAGATGTTTGACAACTCAGAGGATAAGGGGTGGCGTCGTCTTCCATTACTAGAAGGCCCGGGCAGTGTCCTAGCGCTCTTGAAATGATGAGGGATCCGTCCAATCCAAAGATTGAAGAGATGTCAATCATTAAAGCTAGCTAGGTTCGAAATTATTCCAACGGATAGTATGTCTGAAATGGTAGACAAGTGAATCAACTTATCTCATTCATTAGATATAAGTTTCCCTTGTTCATCACAAAAGATGTACTCCTTTGTAACTATCAATTATACTTATATCAAAGCTCTCCGAGGTCTTAAATCGAAACTTGATGGGACTATACCTCACCTACTCCATGCGCTAGACAATATGCGCATAGAAGAGGTTATACAGCCTATCAAGGGGAGTTCACCACTGCCAATGATACGATATACCTCAGAAATGGCTCGAGAAAGATTATTCAGTTCACCATGGGACCTTGCTGTAAGCCAATCAATTGCAATGGTTTACAAAACAATGACCCATGTTATGGCTGCTTTAATTCCTTTCGGTTTTAAGCATCCTGAACCGTTTAATCAACTCGACTTTGAAGAGATCCAAGAAGTAATTAGAGGAGTTCAAATCATATTTGAACGGTCTGCTAATACGAAGGCTCTCGACAAAGACCAAATCCGGGGTAATAAGAAATACTATATGATACTAAAACTTCGTTCTCGTTTCAACCGGGAACTTTACATCCAACTTAAACAATATCATAAGACAAGAGAATCTGAGTTACAAAAATCAGATCCTCCTGAACTTTATGATATGGTAAAAGATGTACTTTTCAGTTCACCGGTATTCATGCCTTTAGAGCAGCTCCAATTAAATCCGAAGATTGTAATTGAAGACCTTGATTAACCACTGTTACCTAGATGTGGTTCCTAAAGGTAATAGCGACGCTCCCACAGATACTAATAGTGGGATTTTGCCGATACCAACAGCTCAAGAGGAATGGAGGCCTCTGTTAGAG